GTCGATCCTGATCCGCTTTAGACGCCAAGGACGTATTTAACGCAGCCTGAGTCAACGCCTGCTGAGTCTGGGCATCGGATTGAACAGTCTGAGAACGCTTAAGACCGGCCGAAGCCGTAATATCCTCAATCTGGGCACGTTGCACCGACGCCTCATTAGTAGCACGAAAAGCCGCACGACCGCTATTAATAGCCGGCGTGATGGTATCCTCAATATTAGCCTGAGAACCAGCCGGCGTAGACGCACCGCCATGCGCATAGGCGAGCATAGGATTCAAACCAGCAGCAGCCAAGTCCTGAACCGCACGCTGATACGACGTATTCGACATACGCTCCTGAAAATCCATTTGCTTAGCAGATTGAGCAATCTGAGCATTATTACGATCCTCCGCACCGGCATTAGAAATCAAGCCGGTAAGGATAGAACCACCGAAGGCAAGCGCAGCATCATCGATACCGAACATATAACCTCCTTAAAGGTGATCGATAAGACCGGGAACCGAATACATCGGCAAGGGACGAGCCGCCTTAACTCTCAAAAAGACATCACACAGGAATTGCTTACCCGTCGACGACGAAACCGCAAGGACGCGATCCACCGGGGGTGTATCCTGAATAAACGTAGTATTGAGGGTCGGCAAAGATGTGAATTTCTGCGCAAGGTGCCAGCCATCGAGCGTGCCAGACGCGGTCGACCGGAAGAGGCCGGTAACTTTTGACGGAAGATAACGATACTCCGCCCAGCGCTCCTGATATCCAAAAACATTGGCGTCATTAGCCGAGCCATCGCAATAAATCTCCTTATTTAGAACCGCCTGTTCACCGAGCATAGCGAAAACGGGCATATAAAAATCATAACGAGTCAGCCGCGACCAATGGCGCTCCAAGCCCTGCTGATACGTAAGATCGGCGCGCACGGACAACAAACCGAAAACATAACCGTGCTCCACAAAACTTTGCGAAAAACCCGACTTTGCAACAACTTGTGCAACCGCACCAAGCTGAGCAAGGGGAGTGCTTGAACCTGTAACACTGGTAGCGGAAGTCTGCGCAATCGCCCGAGTCTGAATCGGAACTGAATTACCTCCCAGATATTCAGGACGCTGCAAGCGACTATCAGGAGAAACAACGCCAAAATGAGAACGTAGAATTTCCGTATATCTAGTACCACCTCTCGCATCCCTTTCAAGTAACCGCTGAGTCTGAAACGCTTGACGCAACTGATTAATAGTGGCAGCCGTAGCGGCAGACAAATCCGCGTAGACATTCGAATTGGTCGCATTAAACGCTGTAGCAGCAGCCGTACCGGCAGCAGATTTTGAAGCCACCCAGGTATTAGCACCTGATGACATCGAATTAGAACCGGCCGGAGTAACACCATAAGTCGGCTGAGGCCCACCAAGGGCAACAGTAGCCGAATTATTGACAAAAAGACCAACGACAGGCGCTTGTGTACCCAACGGAAGAGAGACCGAAGTACCGCCCTTCTGAGGCCAGGGCAACGACGAAGTAAAGTAATCGTGGCGCTTACCACGCCTCAACAAAACGTAATCCGTATAAACATCTGGACCATCATCTTTATCAACCACGACCGAATTTTGCAAATTTTCGTCGCGGAACCACTGATTCCAGATCAAATTATAGCCACGCAGCGGAATCGTTGAATGCGAAACGGCCGCAGTAATCGCAGGCGTGCCGACCGTGGGCAACCCAAAGTAATCTTGCAACGAGTTGAGAGCATAACCAGCCGCAGGCGAAGAAACTTGAGGAACAGTGTAGGAAATCGAATCGCCCGGATTGTCCTGTTCACCTTGGAATTTCACCCAATTAGTCCAAACGAGCCGATTAGGAACAAAGAACCAAAACGTATCCAAATGGAGATTATCCATAATGGGATATAACGGAGTAGCCATACGAGCAAAGCAGGCGGCAGACACCGAAAACGAATCGCCAGGAAGAACCTCTTGCAAATGGAAAGGCACTATGTAGCCAGCATCAAACGTGGTCTTATAACCCTTCTCCATACGAAACGACGACCGCGGAATCGATGCACGCGGAATCATAGCGAAGTCATGCGCGTTAACAGACCGATTACGATAATTCATACCCATATCACATACTCCTATTCACGGTTAAATTGCGACATACCAGCACGAACAACAACATCACGGACATTATTCCGATCGTCCGAATGATCCTCGGATCGCAAGGCGCCGCGCGCCGCGCGATCATCTGCAATCATGCCACGCACAACATCGGGTAGCAACTTGTCATAGTACCGAGGAGGCTGCATTTCTTGACCACGAGCAATCACCTTATCCCGATAGTATATATGACGCCCGAATTTCTCAAACCAAGCACGTCCGATAGCAGGACGCTTAGACATCACCAACATTTCGGGAGTACGACAGACCATCTCACCGTCCTCTGTAATAACAGTGTAAGCAGCAGGAGCAAGGTCGCCAGTCACCTTTTTCATGGCATAACGAGCAACGTAGGCAGACGACTCGAAAGTAACCTCACCAATGCGGCATTCACCGAGCCGCCACAACTGATCCAACAAAGCGGATTTAAATAGCTCACCTCCATCAATGAGCTTAACCGGAACACGGTCAGGGAAGTTAAAACCGAAAAGTATGCAATGGAAATGCGCACGGTATTTACCACCATCAACGATATGAGTCTTAGGATTAGTTTCACCGTATTCACCACACGCAAAAAATAGAATCTTGTCCTTTGGAAAACGCGCCCGAAGGCGCTTCATAAACGACTGGAAAAGCGTGTAATCAAGGGAAACCGCTTTATCATCATCACGAATAGTCAAAGTCAAAAAACAATTATCGCGATGTAATGATGCCTCATGCATACAACGTACAGCCCATTCACGCGAACGCTTTAAGCGGCACTCAGCACATTGGCCGCAGGGTATCTGAAGAACCTCACCAAGCCGTGAACGGCCAAAATAAAAGCGCTCCTTTTCGGAGCGCCCGAGGAACTCAAGAACACCCCCAACACGACGAGCCGGAAGGGGTTTAGTACACACATCAGAAGCGAAAACCGCCGCGCATAGGGCCGCGCATATTAGCCGCCTTAGTACGGCCAACCTGAGAGCGGAACTTACGCGAAGAACGGTGTTTATTAACGGGAACACGACGCATGACGATCTCCTGGAAAGAAAAAAGGGAACTACAAACCCGTAATAGCACAACGACCGAGACGAGTCAACTTACCCACCGCCCGTGGATTCTTTGCCTAGAGGGGCAAAGACTCCACCGGCCGTGGATAAGTGCTCAGGAACGAACCAACGACTGACAGTCAACAACAAAAACGGGAACGATAGGCGAGAACTCGCCATTGTCATCATCGAAGGCACCGATATGGTAGAGCTGATAATGTTCAGGATGCTGATAGTAGGAGTTATCCTCTTTAGCACGGTTAACCGCATCACCGAGCGCACGAACAGCAGCCGCACCATTTTGGAAGAACATCGGCATATTATAAGCACCGACGCAGGTATCACGAACAGCAAAACATTGATGAATCATTTGACCACCTCATTGTAAACACGGCCATGCAGCGCCGTAACATCACCCAAAGTCTTAGAATGAATCTCACGGATAGCTTGCGACTTCTCCGCGTTAATAGAACGCTTAAGCCGCGCCTGTTCAGTTTCAAGCGCAGTAAGCAGCAAAGCCTTGTCAGCAGCATTAATAACCATCACAACTCCTAAAGTAATCACGGT